ATATTCATAAGAAATTATAAAAAAAAGTAGGACTGCTGAGAATCGAACTCAGGTTTTAGCTTCATAAGAGCTATGTTCTAACCATTGAACTACAATCCCATAAATATTTTAATTATATATAATTATTTATTATTTCACATTTTTTAATTATAAATAATAAATTATTCTTATATACTTTTTTTTATTAATAATTGTTATTGTTATAATTGTTATTGTTATTGTTATTATTATTGTTATTATTTAAATAAAAAACAATAAATAAACCAAATAATATTAAAAATATACCAAATAAAAAATTTAATGGTGATGAAGGAATAGAAGAATGTGATGAACTTCTAAGAAAACTAGCTGAAAAATTTTCTTTAGGTGAATATACTAAAGAATATTTATCAATTTCTGGATTACCTTTAGAAGGTATTAATATAGGATCTATTCTTTTAGGTTTACTACTACCACCACCCATAATTTTATTATTTTTTATTAAGATTCTACTAAGATTATATTATTTTTAATCTTAATAAATTCTTCATTTTTATTTATTTCTGTAAAACTTTTTAATATACTTGTATCTGTTTTATTTATTTCTTTTTTCTTTTGTAATTCTTCATATTTAGCTATTATTGTTTTATAATCTTTTATAAATCCCTTATAATTTAATTTTATTTTTATTATATTATTCTCATTATTACTATTATATTTATTATATATATCTACTAATACTTCTTTTAATATCTTATCTTTTGTTATATTTTCACCTTCTATTGTCTCCTTTATCTTATTTTCTTTATATATTATTTTATTATTTCTCATTATTTCTATATTACATGTAATTGCCTTTTTTACTTTACTATCTATAATTCTTATTATTCCTTCTAATATTTCCTCTTTTATTTCTTCTTTAATTTCTTTTTTAATTTCTTTTTTAATATCATCTTTAGATTCTTTTTTAGTTTCTTTTATTTCTTTTTTGGAATCTTTAATTTCTTCTTTAATTTCTTTTTTAATATCATCTTTAGATTCTTTTTTAGTTTCTTTTTTAATATCATCTTTAGATTCTTTTTTAGTTTCTTTTATTTCTTTTTTAATATCATCTTTAGAATCTTTAATTTCTTTTTTAATATCATCTTTAGAATCTTTAATTTCTTTTTTAGATTCTTTTTTTTTTCTTTCTTTTTTAATTTTAGGTTCTTGAAGAATATTAATAAATTCATCAAATAATAATTCTTGAACTTTTCTTAATTTTAAATTATCGATTCTATTTGCTCTTCTTTTATCATCTTTATACATTTCTTTTTTTTTTAATTCTTCTTCAATATTATTCCAATAATCAATAGATTCATTATAATCATTTAATTCAGTTAAACATAATACATATAATTGTAAAACAGGTTTCATTATTTGATTAGTAATATAATGAAGATAATCAGGTTCTAATTCATTTTCTTGTATAAATTCAGGAGTTTCAATTTTATCTCCTTGTAATTTTGCATCTTTATTTTTAATATAAATATATTGAATTCTATCATTTACTGCAGGTTTATTTCCAGGATCTCTAATACTAATTCTATCTGCTAAAACTTTATGAGCAATTTTAGTAGGATCTTTATAATAACCTCTTAAAGTTTTAGATAATATTAGATCTTTAATATCTGCATTTCCATCAACTAAATCTTTTAATTCTTCTTTTAAGAATTTTAAGGATAATTCTAAATCTTGAGAATTAAGAATAATATCAATAATACCACCGAATACTTTTTTAACAATATTTGCATTATCTCTTCTTTTTAAAACAATACCCATAGATTTTTGTTTAAAATTAATATCATCCTTTTCATATAAATTACCTACATATCTTTTTTTAGAAAATAAGATAAAAGGATACAAACATTTTTCATAATTAAGTTTTTGCGGATATGGTAAATATTTCTTTATTTTTGATTCTATTTCTTCTCCAACTTTAATTCCATATTTAAGTGATTTTTTACCAAATACAGGATTACCTTCATCATCTTTTAATTTAAATTTACAGAAAATAGAATCAGTATCACCATAAATAACATCTGCATCATAATTATCTTCTACAAATTTTTTTGCTATCATAATCATTTCTCTACCAGTTGAAGTAGTACAAGCAGCAATATCTTTTAAATAAATTGCAGAAGTTCTTGCACCAATTTGACCATAAAGAGAATTTGCAGTTACTTTATATGCGTTTTGAAGTGCATCAAATACAGCACATTCAAATTTATTAAAAGTATTTTTAATTTCAATAATTTCATTTTTTAGAATTTTAGTTTTAGTATTTAAATCAATATTAGTAATTGTAATAAAATCTTCATTTTCTTCTAAAAATCCAGAAATTGAATTTCCATCATTTTTTATAATAGTTTTATATTCAATCTTCTTTCTAGTATTTTTACGTTCATTTAATAACATTTCTAATATATTTGGAATAATTCCTTTTCTTCCATCTTTATAATTTGCAAAATAACAATCTTTAACACCTGATTTTACTTTTTTATCACCTTTTCCTTCATATAAATCATAACTTACTTTAACTATTTCAACATTATCATCTTTAATATCTTTATATTTTTCATCTATTATATATGTATCATGTGATAAATTTCTACAAATCATTGATGAAGGATATAAAGAACCATAATCAAATACAACAATAGGTTCATCTAAATAAATTCCTTGTTTAGGTTCAAGAACAATAGCTCCTTCATAACCTTCAATATCTTCATCACTAATAAAATTTTTAATAACAGGTATCAAATATTCTTTTTTCATACATTCATTTGAAATAAGAGAGAAGATTTTAATACCTTGTCCTCTTCTAAATAAATAACTAAGAGGAACTAAACAAACATTACCCATACCAATATTATTTTCAAGAATTTTAAGTTTATGAATTAGTTTATTAACTAATGCACAATCTTGAATACAATATTTAGCAATAATACATCTATCAGAAGAACCACCTTTAAATCTTTCAAATAATTCTTTAGGTTTTAAATCATCTTTCTTTTCATTAATATAAATAGATGCAACATTATCTAATTTATAACTATCTAATTTAAAATCTTTTTGCATAACTTTAAATAAATCTATAAATACAATACCATCCATATCAAATAATTTAAAAGTATTATCACCAAGAGCAGAAGATGATAATTTTTGTTCAATTAAAGAAACTTTTCTATTTCTAATTCTTCCTAATCCAATTGAAAATTTATCATTTATTTTTAATTCAATTGTTCTATCCCATATATATTCAATATCAAAACCCCATATATTATATCCAATTATTATATCTGGATTTAATAAATTCACTAATCTCTTAAAATTCATTAATACTTCTCCTTCTGTTTTACATGAACTTACATCAGTATTTTCAATATCATCACATGTATCTAATGTTATTATTTTTCTATAAATAATTGAATCATTTCCAAATTTATGTACTGTTATTCCTATTTGTATTATCTTATCTCCTTCTAATTCTGGTAAAAATTCACTTAATCTCTTATTTAATGCTTCTTCTATTTCATTAAATTCTTTTGATGTCATTTTCTTTTTTTTATCATTATTATCACTTTCATTATCACTTTCATCACTTTCATTATCATCATTATCATCATTATCATTAGAAGAAGAAAGATTTTTAATTTTATTTAAAATGAATTTAATACCTTCTAAATTAGAATCTATTTTCTTTTTAATAGATATATCTATTGGTTTTTTTGGATATAATTGATTAATTTTATTTAATTCATTTATAATAACATCTCCTAAATATGCATTATATATATAATCACTTATTTTACTTTCTTCTAATAATCCTGCTTTAGTTAAATAAGCTAAATCTTGTGCTAATTTCTTATAATCTTTAATTGCAACAGGGAAATCTCCATGTGAACTAGAACATTCAATATCAAAAGATGCAATTATAAGAGGACTAATTTTATTAATTTCAATAGGATTAATATCATTCCAATCAACTGTTATATTATAATTACAAATAGTATCAGGAGGATCATCTAGAGTATAATTATTAATTTTAATCCATCCACAAGGTTTTAAATTTTTAATATGAATAAATCTTAAAAATGGGTCAATATTACTTTCATATAATTTAAAACCGTCTTTAATTGGTTTTTCAGATTGAAAATAATATTTAATATTATTATATAATTTCATAGAAGATACAATAATTTTAAGGAATCTAAAATCTTTATTATTAGTAAATCCCCAAAAATCTTTTTTATTTTCTATTTGAACATCTTCAAAATATTTCTTTAAATTATCATTAATTATTCTATTTTTATAACTTTTACCTTTAAATTTATTTTCATAACTATCTTCTAATAATTCTCTTTTAAATTCACTTACTTTTTCTTGAAATTTTCTATAACTTAAATCTTGCCATTCTTGAGGTGGTTTAATATAAAAGAATGGATTAAAATTAATAACTTTAGAACAAATTGTAATATTATTTTCAGTAGTACCATAAATATAAATTGAATATTTTTCACATAATTCATAATCTTCTTTATTTTTATCATTATCCGGAATGAACCAATCACTTATTTGAAATATTAATTCTTTATTTTGATTTGGATTTAAATCATCAATTTCAATTCTTGGAAAAATATTCATAATTATAAATATATATTTATTTTTATATTAATAATAAAATCAATTTTTATTATTATCTTATAGAATGGAAATTGGAATTCAAGGATTTTTAATTATAGGTCTATTTATTATCTTTATATTCCTATTATATCATTATCACTATTATTCTAAAATTGAAACTATTGTTTCTACTATTGATAATAGAAATTATGAAGTTCAAGTTAAAGATGACTCTCTTGAAGCTGCAAATCTAATTGCAAAAATTAGAGAAAAATTAGTTTTATTAGTTTCTCATCTTATTAAAACTTATCCTTATGATGATAGAATTGAAAGATTTAAAACTAATTTTAATCCTGATAGACTTAAAGAAGGTATTGATGATCCTAATTATACTAGTTATTCAATAAATAAAGGTGAACAAATTATCTTATGTTTAAGAACTAATAATAAATTAATGGATTTAAATACTATGATGTTTGTAGTATTACATGAAATGGCACATGTATGTTCTGTTTCTGTTGGACATACTGAAGAATTTTGGAGTAATTTTAAATGGATTTTAGAAGAATCTATTAATATAGGTATTTATAAAAAACAAGATTTTAAAGCAAAAAATGTTGAATATTGTGGTATGAGTATTACTGATAGTCCTTTAGATTAATTATAATAATTATATTTAAGAATTAAATATGATAATAAAATAAAATAATGACATCAACTTCTTTTTTAACTAAAATTGATACAAATGAAAAGGCTTTTTGTTTAGGTTTTTTTAGTTATATTAATGATAGTCATTCAAAATATTCAAAGAATTGTTATGAATTTTCTAATATTTATTTGGATGAAGATAAAGAAATTCTTAATATTATTAAAAATATTGTTGATATCTTTTATGATGAAAAAAAAGAAGTAATTTCTATGACACTTATTAATGATAATATTCTTAATGAGATTAGTAATCATCTTAAAAATTTTAATATTAAAAGTGATAATTGGACTCCTAAATTAATTAAAGAATTTTTTAGAGGTCTTTATGAATATAATTATCTTTATTCTAATAATAATAATGATGAAAATAATGAAGATAATGAAGATAATGAAGATAATTCAAATATTACAATTAAAAAGAATGAATATTTAAAAAATATTCTTCAAGAACTTGCAGATTATCTTAAGATTCCATATATTTTTATTAAAATGGAAAATGAAGATATTGAATATCTTAATTATATGTATGGTTCATCTACATATGATTTTCTAGGAGCTATTTATAATAATATTAATAAAAATTGTTCTTTTACATCTGCAAATTTTAATCTTACTATTCCACGATGTTGTTTTATTAGAGTTGATGAAAATGCAATTATTCCATCAAAAGAAAATTGGAGTGATGTTGGATTTGATTTAAGTATTATTAAAAAAATTAAAGATTTAAATTCTAAAACAATTTTATATGATACTGGAATTAAAATTCAATTAGATTTTGGTTATTATGCAGAAATTGTTCCAAGAAGTTCTATTTCAAAATCAGGTTATATTTTAAGTAATAATATTGGTATTATTGATAATAGTTATAGAGGAAATTTAATGATTGCTTTAACTAAAATTGCAGATGATGCAATTGAAATTATATATCCATTTAAATGTTGTCAATTAATTTTCAAAAAACAAGTTTATATTAATCTTGAAGAAGTTCAAACTGATATTTTTGAAGAAACTAAAAGAAATGAAGGTGGATTTGGTTCAACTGGAAATTAAAAATAATTATTTTTATAATTATTAATATTAATATTAATAAATAATAGAATAGAAAAATGAGTTTAAATTATAATATAACTAAATCAAATAATAATTATAAAAAAAATAAAAGTTTATCAAATAATTATTTTTTTAATAATAAATCATCTAAACTTCATTCTTTTATAACTACTAAAAATAAATATGATGATTTTGAATTAACAATTGTTCCATATAAAACAATTTTATATCAAGGAACAGATTTTAATTTTGAAGGAAATAAAAAAAGTATTAATGATTATTATAATTATTATAATAAAAGACATAATGGTGCATATTTTTTAAGTAGTTATAAAGTAGCATCATTATATGGTATAAATAAAGATTTTTCTAATATTATTTATACAACAATTCCTGATAAAAATGAAATAATAAAAACAGTAAATACATATGAATATATATATCCTTTATATTATATTAAAGGTAATAGAGGAGTAAATATAAAATATACATTAAATAAAAATTTAATATTAATAAATATTGGTAATATTAATAATGTAAGAAAATTATGGAATATTATAAAATCTTTAAATATTGATGATAATGATAAAAAAGAAGAATATCTTGATACAATTTTTAATACTTGTGGTGTTTATGAAAAATCTAATGGTTATTTAAAACCTCCAACAATTGCAAAAAGAATTTCAAATGATGATTCAGATGATGAATTAGTAAAACTTTTTATTAATATTTTTAAACCATATTTTAAATTAAATTATAAACTTGATATTGATGGATGGATTTATTATAGTAAAAATGAAGATAACTTTCATGATGAAATTCTTATAATTGATAATAAATCTCTTATATTTAAAGATATGAAAAAATTACCATCAACTTTATATAAAGGATTATTATCATATGAGGAATTTAAAAAAAAAATGGAACCTTTAAAAATAAAAAATAATTCATCAATTAAAAAAAATACAGTATTATCTAATTATTGTATTGTTAAATATAAATAATTATCAATCAATTTATTTATTTATATTTATTTATAATAGTAATAATATGTTAAAAACTAGAAGTAATAAAAAAAGTAATAGTTTATTTAAACAATTACAAAGAAGAGAAACATCCGCAAAATCATTTAAAATAAAACATTATAAAGTTTTTCATAAAATTACCACATTTGATAATGAAGCATTAAATAAATTAAATCCTAATTATAAATTTTTATGTTTAAATACTTATATATTTGGTTATAAAAATGTTGCAAATCCTGCATATTTTGATATATTAAGAAAATATACATATAATAGATATCTTTATATTTATTTAAATCCATTAATTACTAAATATTATTATAAAGGTAATTATTATGATATATTATCAGTAAGTAGTAATAGAAAAAATACTTTATATGATATATTTTATTCTATTGAACATATGAAAATTAAGGAGAGTGAAAGAACTTCAACTAGATCTAATACAATGAATTATAATAAAATTACAGATAAAATTAATAAAGATCTTAATATATTTGATTATGTATATATTATAAATAATATTATTTATATATATGATAATGATGATAAAATGATTACACATTTAAATAGTGAAACTATAAATATATTAAATAAAATACCTAATGTTGATTCACATAATAAAATAATTTTAAAAAAAAATAAAAAAGAAAATAATATTCATAAATATTTTTTTATTGAAATGAATCAATTTGAAGATGAAGATTATTTTTCATTTACTTTTGTTAGTAAATCAGAATTAAATACAGTAATTACTATAATTATTAATGATTTAAATGATATTCAATATAATGTTAAAAAACTTCGTTATTTACAATCTTATGAATTTAATATTTTAGCTAAAAATAAAGATAAAGAAAATTTTTATGTTAAAATTTGTGATAAATATGATGAACAATTCTATAGTATTGTTCAATTAATATATATATCTCCTGAAATAGTTGAAAAATTTAATTCATATTTTGCTTCACATAATATATATATTAAATTTATATTAAATAAATTAAGTATATATAAAAGAAGTTTTTTAACTATACCAGAATAATTATCTTTATAATAAAAACTTTTTATAATTATTTTTTATTTTTATAAAAATTATATTAGAATAATATAAGAATATTTATAAGAATCATATAAGAATCATATAAGAATTATTATAATAAAAATAAAAAACTTTTATAATTATTTTAATTTATTTTTATAAATATTTTATTTTTTATTTTTATAAATATTTTATTTTTATTTTTTTAATTTTTATAATTATCTTTATTAGAATCATATAAGAATCATATAAGAATCATATAAGAATCATATAAGAATCATATAAGAATTATTATAATAAAAATAAAAACTTTTATAATTATTTTAATTTATTTTTATAAATATTTTATTTTTTATTTTT